CTGGATCGCATGGTCAAGGTTGATGGCCGTGTGGGGCCAATCGAAGTTACCCCCACTATGCTCAAGCGTCTTGGCAAGGATGTTTCTGAGGCCGCCGCTGTTGTTGCTGCTCAGGCTGCCGCTGCCATGATGCAGGACTACCTTAACGCCGCATGTGCTGCATTGAAAACCGCTATCGGCAAGGCTGCTGATTCCAGCAAAGACCTGTCCGGCCCAAAAGCAACCCCTATTAAGCCTACCCTTGCTGGCCTGAACCAAGGCTCCCGCCTGTTTGGTGATGCCTATAGCAAGATTCAGGTTTGGCTGATGGATGGCGCAACATTCCACGATTTCGGTGATGATGCGCTGAAAAACTCCACTAACCTGTACCGCATTGGTGACGTTAACGTCATGCAAGACGGCATGGGCCGCCGCTTCATCGTGTCCGACATTCCTTCGCTGTTTGACGTGACTGGCGGTGCAGCCCTGCAAAGCTGCTTGGGTCTGACCACTGGCGCTCTTGCTGTGCAGACTTCACCGCTCATCATGAAGGCTCAAGACGTTCTGCTCGGCGAGAACATCAAGACCGTCATGCAGGGTGAATACGACTTCACCATGGGCATTAAGGGCTATCAGTTCAAGGATGGCGTTAAGTCTCCTACAGATGCTCAGATTGCCACCGCTGCCAACTGGACTCGCATCGCAACCAGTGTCAAGGATACAGCTGGCGTCCAAGTTATCTTTGGAAACAAGGCCGCATAACAGCAAACTAATAAAAACTGGCCCTTATGGGCCTTTTTTTGTTGTAACAGAAAGCAAATACTAGCGTGGCGCTGGACTTTGTTGGTTTAATATTGTGGTAGGTGGCATTTTTGAATAAACCAAGCCAGAAAGAGTAACTCGTTGGGGGTAAAAATGATTAGTCAGTATCAAATACCAGCAGAAAATGGATCTTACGAACTACCGTTCCAATCCATTGCGCTAAATAGAATGGTCTCTATTAGCTACACGACAAATCCAACATCAGGCACGGTAAAAGTAGAGGCCATGCCTTACGGTAGAACAAACTACATGCCTATAGATGGTGCTGGTGAGATTTCAGCAACCTCAGAATCATCATTCACAATGTCATACCCAGTAAAGTCGGTTAAGGTTACTCTTTCCGGCTTTTCAGGTGGCAACCTTGTGAATATTGCGTTTGCAGATGCGTGGGGGTTTTGATATGCCAACGCTTAATGAGTACCCAAGCAGCACTAATCAACAGGCTGGCGCACCGGGGAACCTCCCACAAGGATACGAGTGGAGGCTAGACGGGACAACCATAGACTTATGGAAAACAGATGTAACTCCAAATGTCATTGTCGCCACAATGTTCGGCATCAGTGATAAGACAAAGCTGTCAAACCTTTCAGAGCGATTCAGGGGGGTGTTCCCAAATACAGCAGCAGCATCTGCTGATACGCCAAACCCGGAGGGTGGTTACTACTTCCTGAACACTGAAACCGATACTATATGGTCATTTAATGCTACATTAGGGTGGCAGGACACTGGCACAACATCCGTTGGTGATATGCGGCGCAACGTGTACGACCCGCAAAACAAGAATGCCGACGCATTCAGTAGGGCGAATCACACTGGCGATCAGGCGATTTCAACCGTAAGCGGGTTGCAGTCTGCGCTTGATGGCAAGCAAGCATCTATCACAGGTGCGGCGTCAAGCGTTTCATCATCGAACCTAGCAGAAAGCAGAGCTGTTGCATCTGACACATCAGGGAAAATCGTCGCATCTAACGCCACATCAATAGAACTTGGATACTTGTCTGGCGTGACTGGCGCAATTCAGTCGCAGATAGATAGAATGGGAATGCGCAAGGTTGGAGAATACATAGTGACGGCCAACGCAAAACTATCGGCTGACAACATTTTCACCAGTGCATATGAAAATTACCGAGTAATCATAGGGTGGGTAATGAGTGGTGCATCAGGTAACTACAACCCTTTTATTCGATTCAGAAGTGGAGGTGTTGCAAACGCAACTGCGAACTATGGCTTGGCAGGTAACTATTCAGGCCCTTTCTCTGGTACGCCGAGCAACAATGGGCAGACAAGCTTTACGGGAGTCATGAACCATTCAGGCTCAACTGACACTTTTTGTCGAGTTTTGTTGGATGTTGTATGTCCCCAGAAACCGCTTATAACCACAGTCCATGCTGGCCCAGCCAGATATAGATTCGATAGCAACTCATTTTATACTGTCGTTTGGGCAGGTCAGTTTGATGCTGCAACTGTGTTTGATGGCATGGAGATAAACTCCAACAGCGGAGTTTTCGCCACGGCCAAAATGACTGTATACGCATACACATAGATCAACCCCTCCATGTGAGGGGTTTTTATTGCGTGTTACAATTCCATTTGCATCCAACAAATGGAACCCTCACATGAAGCAGCCAAAGCGGGCTTGCCCTCTCTGCAATCAATCTGTCCAAGTATCTCGCACAGTCACAGGAAAAAAGACCATCAACGAATCTGAGCGATATCAGATGTTGAAATGCACAAATTGCGGGCTAACTGGGTCAGCAGCCCAACATGAGGTGATAACTTGGGACATTGCAGCTTTGGATAGCTCTGCGCAGCCCTGCAAGGCCACTGAACACTAAGCCATGACAACTCTCTATCATGTTTGTGCGGTCAACGGTGGCCGCCTAACATGAGGATTGTCTTATGGACTCCATGAATCTTATGCCCGTTGGTGACTCTGGTTGGGGCAACGGCGGCGCGGCTGCGCTTGGTGCTTTTGTTGGTAGCTGGTTCGGTAATGGCTTTGGTGGCGGCGGTTACGGTGGTCGTGGTATTGGTGCTGGCGCTGCTGTTGGTGCTGACGTTGCTGCAACCGCTCTGATTAGCGACCTTGCCACCCTGCAAGGCTCTGTTAACCAGAACGCACTTGCTCTGGCTAATGGCGTTGCCAGTGTCAACCAAAACCTGAGCGGCGGCCTGTCTAACGTGTACTCAAGCCTGAACGGCGCTCTTGTTCAGGGCATGATGGCAGACCAGACCCAGACAGCCGCAATCCAATCCACTCTGTGCCAAGGCTTTAGCGGGCTGAATTCGTCCGTATATCAAGCTGGCGTGGATACCCGCTTCGCCATCAACGCTCTGTCCCAGCAAAGCGCTGAATGTTGCTGCCAAATCAAAGGTGCAATCGCTGCGGAAGGTTCCGCGACTCGCGCCCTGATTAATGACCGCTACATCAACGACCTACAAACCCAGCTCTGCGACGCCAAGGCCAAAATCGGGTCTCTGGAAAGCAACGCTTTCTTGGCTGCTAGCCAGACTGCGCAGACTAACCAGATCATCCAGACCGTTCTGGCTCACTTGCCTTTAAAAGTGTAACGCCTTCTCCAGCCCCAGTGGCTAAGGCTAGAAAGGCGGCGGGGAAACCTGCCGCCGATAACGGGGAGGGTTAGCAATGCGGTATGCGATGATTGTTAAGGGCGGCAAGCACGTCAGCCGATATGCCCGCGATTTCCACGAGGTTCAGGAGGTGCTAAACAATCCTCAGAAATCGTGGGCGGCATACGATGGAGACCCGCAGAAGTATCAGCGGATTATCGAGATGGAGTATGCGGAAATGGTAACGGCGAAGTCTGCTGGCGACCATCACGGATACACTGAAAACATGATCCACTTGTCCGCCGCACTGCTTTGCGCCCATCACGCCATGACATGCAAGGAGGATGACTAATGATAGGCTTCTTCTTCAACATTTTGGCAAACCTGTTAACTGAGCGTTTCTTTCTCAGTTTTTGCAGGGCGTAATAGATAGCCGGAGCAATCCGGCTTTTTCATTTGAGGACTTATCATGCTCAATCAACAGCAGATGCCAAGGGTTCCGACTAACCCGCTCGGGTTGGCCCAGCTGACAGACTTCGCGCCGCCGAAAGAAATTAATGTCCATGGCACTAAGTGGAGTTTGCGCCGTGACTACCGAGACCCACTAACCAGCCTTCCTCCACCGAAAGACATTAAGTGGGACGACATGGGCTCCATTGCCATGCCGCAGTATGACGGGAAGGTGTTTTGGTACTGCGCATACGGCACCAAGATGCCGACAGTTGGTAGCCAGGAGCGGCCTGTCAGAGTGCTGTATCAATGGTTCCATACTGTGCAAATCCCACTGAATCCGAACTTTATCACCGATACGGATTGGTCACGCGCTAACGTGTACGTGGCTGATTACGGCGCATTTGCTCAGGATTTCTTTGGCGCGATGTTCACGGTCCACGCAGCAGTGCAAGAGCAAGCTGAGAACGTGCAAGAATGGCCTGCTTTGATTGACCCAAGCAAGCTAGTTGCCAAAAAGGAGAAAGCGGAGGATGAAGAATGAATGCGACTGTCAAAGAGGTTGCCGAGCAGCTTGCCAAAAAGGCGGAGGCGATCCAAGAAAGCGGGAAGGGGTATCAAGCGATAGTGCAGGAAGTGATGATGATAGGCGGAAAGGCCATGCTATCGAAGCAGTTCACACTTGCACAGGCGGAGTACGTTGCGAGTGCGATGATTGCAGCAATCACTATAGCGAGAGGCGCTGCCCAGCCTAATCCGCCACTTCCTAGCTATCCGCCGAGAGATTAAAGGGGCTTTAAGCCCCTTTGTTTATTCAGATAACCTTTTTATACAACCTTCAATCTCTGCATTGATGTCATCAAGACCAAAGATTCCATTGCGCTGCATTTCGGATAGGACTCGCTCAACTTCAAAAATCGTTGACTCTGAAATATCCAGCCTTCTAACCAGCTCATCGTGCTCATTTGTAACACTCTTCAGGCTACCTACAAGCTCGTCGTGTGAGTTG